TGTTCTGGTGTGAAGGTCATGTAAACCATGCCTCTTCTATCCAGAGTTCGTGTAACGGCCTGTGAGTAGAGTTCCCTTGAGGGTTCCTCGTCTAGCCATACAACGTCAACAGAGCGTCCCTGCCACTTGTCTACACCCATCTCGTAGGCTTTAAAGTGTAAGGAAGAGTTCCCCCCAGAAATATGCCGTACCAATGCTACGGACTTGGCGTTTGGTACTCCGGGTTTACGTTCCGTTTTAACTATATATTTTTCTGGAACAGCACCCGAACCAAAGGCTTCAGGGTCATCAGGGGAACCCAATAGTTCTGCTTGTACGATATCCCTAGTGGTTTCGTTAGAGACACCACCTGCCCAAGCCGTTATAGGTTGTTTAAATTTTCTACCCTGCCACCAGTCTGGGTACATTCCAGTAAGGTGATAGGACATTTCAGCCGCACCACAATAGGATTTACCGATACGGTTAGCCGCCATTAGTAGGCGTTGGTTGTTATTTGCTCCTGTTTTATGGAAGTCCTGTTGGTAAGGATAAGGATCGTACTGATCTATCTTATTGTATCTTTCTAGCCTGTTTAAAGCCTTTGCTAACTCAAGTGCCCTAGTGTTTGTATCCAAGAGAGGCTAACTCCTTCTTAATATCTTCTGCACTCATTTGATCTATAGTGGTAGTTTCTATCTTCTCAACTGGTTTCATACCTGCCCTGTCAAGGATATCTTTTACTGCCCCCAATCTTACGGACTCACTCTCTGCATTTTCAGCCAAGTCAGTGACCCATTTAAGTGCTTGTGGTATCTTATCCTGTAAGGCTTTGTAGGTAGCATCCTTGATCTGCTCACTGAGTTTGTTCTTTAACTGGTGACCTTGGGCTTTAGCAGTCTTTTCTGAGTATCCCGCATAGATGGCACTCTTGGTGGCATTGCCACTCCTCACATACTCCTGAATGAATAAGTCTTGCTTGTCTGTCATATACGCTCTCAGAGGCTCTGTAATGGCCTGTACGGGGTTTTAAGGGTCTAAGGTAGGCTAGGGTACTGGGTAGGTCTATAATGCCTTCACCATCCCTGTACATCATGTTCTATATTACTGGTAACACCTTTTGAAGTGGCCTTAGTAATAGAGTCTCTATAGGGGGACAATAGAACTATATTAGATAATGCTTATGAATGCTCTAAATTACCCACTGGTGAGTGGAGAGAACATATATATATATTCTAGCATAATAAGGGGGTGGGGTGGGGGTCAGACTATTACGGATGGTTCGAGGTAGCGTGTGTGTGTGGGGAGAGGACGTCCATTCTTGCCTCAAGACCTGTACAACCACAGCATTCTGAATCTATTTCTTAGGTTGTGTCTACTACGAAGTGTTCTTACCTATGAGTATATGAGACCAAGGTGTCTTAGGTTTCTTTTGGGCGATCCCGCGATACAACGGCGGGCGGGCTAAAGCCCTATCGCTTGCGACCCCCGGTCGCTCAATGCCCGGGCAAGCCCGGAACAGCGCTTTCTTTAACGGCATAGATATTCGTATGAATATATATGTTAATTGTGGTTTATCTGTATAACCACTATTAGCGGTATAGAACTGTCACGTACGGCCTTGTCGCTCATTAACTGGTGGTTGGCTGAAGAAACAGCGTATCTACCAAGGAAGGGTGGTCGCTGTGACATAATTCTATGTCGCATATAGGACATATGATAGTTACAATCGATTGGATTCTACAATGCACCGCGGTTAAACTATCAGCACTGGTAGCAATAACGCCACCAGTAACCGAGGAAACATCATGATTACAAGTATCAACGAAGTTGTAAAAGAAGTTCGAAGCCGACTTGCTCGGAAGGTATCCCAGAAAGCACTTAGCATTGCGGACGCATCGTGCAAACGTGAGCAAAAGTCAGCACTTGCCGACGGCATTGACGGCGTCTCGGAGTTCCTGAACGCATCAGCCGAGCGGGTTGTTTCTGATGATCAGTTGCGCGACATGGGTCTCGTAGTCTCTGAGGATCAAGCGCGCCTTTGGTACGGTATCTGTAATCGCCTCGGTGGTCTCTGTGTCTCGCCGTTTGATGGGATGCCTCTTGATGCCCACGCCGCCGCAAGGTTCCGTATCGAATGTGATCTCGAAGCCCTGAAGAGTGAACGCCCAGAGCGCAGGGAGAACCGGCGCCGTCAGATCTCCGCGCGGGTTGAGTCTCTCCGCTGTGCTGTTGATCGGGTCGAGTCGGTAGGCGAAGGGTTCGACCTTCCCGAGGGGTTCGCTGAAATGTACGTTGATTGCATCGAAGCCGAGATTGCCCATCTCAAGCAGGCCACCCATAAGCCGAGCATTGAACTTGATGCGGACATCCTGCTACTGGAGGCCGAACTAGCCAACACGTAGCCGGCTTGATACCCTCGGCCCGCAAGGGTCGGGGGTTTATCAGTAAATCATTATATGCTGTAAAAAAAATTTTAACAGCATGAGTGAAGAGGCAGAAGCCTCTTCTGTTCCCTCGCTTCGCTCGCAACGGCACTTCACTGCTTGGACTCCGCTTCGCTACGTCCAGGCCCTACGCTACGCTCCGGCCGCTCAGCCACGGCATACAGCAGTTGGGGAGGTATGGTACTTTAGTGAGGCAATGAGTCTAGGTATGAAACTTTAGTGAGGCATCAGTAACCTATTGATTTCAAAAGGTTATGTTGTATTCTATTAATACTAATAAGGTAAAGGAGATATTAATGAGATATTTAATTACACTTAAGCATAACGTGGGGCCAGTTAGTGCTGATGTAAAGTTAACTATGGAGAAAGATTCTATTTTTGAAGTAGAAGATTATATGTTCTTTCATCCAGTCTATTGTGACTCAGACTATAAGATAATTGAAGACCCAGATAAGAAGTTGTTTTTAACAAGGAGATAACTAATGACTATCGAAAGTGCAGGTAAAAAGTATTGGAAGGCACACTATGAACAGGCTCGTATACTAGAGGCTGAAGGCATAGACTTAGATGTTGATGGGTATCCACTTGCTAGTGAACTATGGATACATAAGAATTTAAATGAAGATTCTTTTGACAAGTGGGTAAACCTTGAGCGTATTAAAGATTCTATTATGAAGCAGATAATGAAGGAGATAAGTTAATGACTGAGTTAAAACGATATCCGATGAGGGAATCAGAACTGAGAGTAGTATTAGAACTTAAACAATTTGTTGAGACAAAGTTAGATAGGCTTGCAGATGAGACAATCTTTTGGGAGGACGAGCGTATTAAATTATGTCAAAGAGAAGAGAGGTGTAAGTAATGGAAACAATTATTGCTTGGCTTTGGGTAGTATGTGTGATACTATGTGGTGTAGTTGTAATACTATGGAGCAAAACAAAATGAGAGGAAATAAGACATTGAGTCACGACATATATGATGTAATACAGATGGTGCTACACAATGGAGGTGAAGATCATCCTGATAATATGGTAGATTATATTATATCTAACTTTGATCTAGCGGAGATTGATTTTATTGTAGAGGTGCTAGATAATAATGATGTTGTCAAGGTTCGTGAAGGATTGCGTGACCATATACAGGCATATGTTGATTCAGTTACAATGGAACGAGACTTGGGAGCGATACACTAATGACACCTTTTATAGAACCTATTGACTGGGATTGGAACATGGATCAGATGGAGGCTTATGAATACCAACGTGATGCCGAGATTATTGAGGGCGACATGGTATTATGCGATGGCGTATGGTATGTAGTCGATGAGATAGAGTGGGATATGATGCTAGATAGTAATGAATGGTATCGTATGTGCTACTGTTCAGATGAAGATGGTCTAGATGTCATGCTTACTGAAGGTATGATCGAGTCTGTTGATAGAACAATGAGGGATGTAATATGAAATGCTGTTATGAGTGTGAGAATCTAAGGTCTAAGCGTTGGTTACCTACAAATAATAAGTTTGAATGGCGTTGTTCCCTTAGTCATACACCTTGGGATAACCTATGGGAGGAGCATAACTGTCCTGATTTTGTACAGGGGTACGAGGATAAAGAGCATGCCCTTCCAGAATAAGTCTTTTGATTCTGAGTATGCTAAACTTAATGTAGAACAGGTTGAAGAAATCTACATTGAACTTAGAGAAGGTACTTCATACGCTGAGATAGGAAAAATGTTTAATGTATCTGGTGCTACAATAAGGAATGTTAACACTGGTCAGCATTTTAAGTTAGATTATATGACATATCCCATAGTGGATAGACGTAGAAAATATCTTACCGAACCGGGAGAAAAGGATGACTTCTGGGATTGGTTTGTACCTGAGCCTTACATAGACAGAGGAATATAAAATGAAATTAACTGACCAACAAAAACAAGAAGTAGATAATTTTATGTATTGCGAGATTCAAGATAATCTTAATGACCCATTAACCTTTGAAGATTACTGGTGGGGAATGACTTGCTCAGATGGTAGAGTATTAGATGTAAATATCTACGACACTGAGGTTTACGGCATAGATGAAGATGGTTTAAGATGCTGTGTATATGATGTCGATGATGACAGTAATCCTATTTATGAAGATATTTATATCTTTGAATCGAAACACTTAAAAGGTATCGAAAGGAGATACTATGAAACCAAAAGATAAAGTATATGAAACAGTGGTCACACCCTTGATCGCTAGACTAGAGCGCATTGAGGCAGGTGAATCCATCAGTCCTTGGCATAAGCCTTGGGTTAAAGATGGCACTAGTAATATGTTAGAAGGTCTAGGTAGTGCACGTAATGGTGTAACGAAACGTCAATATGGTGGCATCAATTGGTTGATACTTGGTCTGTTTAATTCCCATTCGTCAAGGGATTACTTTACCCTGAATCAGTTGAAAGAGTTGACAGGTAACAGTCACCCAGTACCTAATGAAGTATTCAAAGATGCGTATGATGTTGTGTTCTATAAGACTTTGGTCGGGACAGATGAGAAGACAGGCAAAGATAAACGCATACCATTTATGAGAACATATAAGGTATGGAACCGGGATCAGATACCCGGCTTGCCTGAACCAACACCTGATGTTGTCGCTCCAGATTTTAATCCAACTACAGAAATAGATAAGTATATCAACAACTTAGAGTTACGTGGTGGTATACATATCGGTGGTAACAAAGCGTTCTATCGTCCATCTGATGATGCGATAGCGTTACCACAAGACTCAGCGTTTACATCTGATGCTGAACGTGAGTCAACCAAAGCGCATGAGGGTATCCATGCTACTGGTGCAAAGCATAGACTTGACCGTAAGAAAAGTGACAAGTATGAAGATGCTTATGCTTATGAGGAGTTAGTTGCTGAACTAGGAGCGGCAATGACTTGTTCCTACATAGGTATTCCGCTTGAGCAATTGCAACACACTCAGTATATTAAGTCTTGGCTGACCGCTTTAAAGAATGATAAGAGTTATATCTTTAGTGCGGCGGCTGAAGCCAACAAAGCATTTCAATATCTAACAGGAGATAAGTATGTTAATACAGCAAACAAGTAGAGATGCGTATGAATCTGTGAACCGTGGTAATATTCCTATTCGAACTCAGATACTAGATTTGTTTGATCTAGTACGATTCAATAAATCTGCTCCCAACTGGACTTGCGATGAACTAGAATGTGTGTTAGATGGCAAGCATCAAACTGTCTCTGCTAGTATTAGATCGCTTGTTAAAGAAGGTTTAGTAAGGAACTCTGGTTTAAAAAGAAAGACTAGGAGTGGACGTAGTGCTATCTGTTGGGAACTAGAACCATTCCCATCTAGAGATCATCTTCTATAAGATTCTTATTTGATTGACGATTGTATTCAGTCTTTTTTTTAAGGGCTTTAGGCTTGTACTTATTGTACTTGGCTACAAGATTACGTTGACGCTTGAGCCTAGCCTTGTCCTTATCTTCAGGATTAGTCATTGTATTCTTGTTTACTAAAGGAAGGGAATAGTCTTATCTTAAAATAAGGGTTGTTATTAGGAATCAGTTCTTACAGTTATAGAATGCTACCACTTTATTGACATAATTTGCAGAGAGGTGGGTTTCGACAGGGTGAGTGACGGCATCCTGAACCAAGGTTTGATAGGGTCTGCCTCTCAGTTTATGACCTTGCCTTATCATTCCATCCGTCACGCTCTATTACTAGGATCACTATTAATACTCTAATACAAGTGGTATAATAGGGGTGTAATTCTTAATATATTAGAGGGTACGTAGTGAAACCGTATGAGATTGTAGCAAGAAGGGCAGAGAGTCACAGTGATGAGTACTATGCCAACAAGAATAAGCAGGGTCTGAATCAGGGTATGACTATCTCAGCAAAGGATAGCGTACTGAATAGGATACTAGCCTGTATCTCTTGGTTGGATAGGATGCCCGGTCGTGATGACATTAAAGAACCATATGTTAAAAGGATATGGTCAGCATATCAAGAAGTACAAGAAGGTAACATCGACGATACTGTAGCCATTAGTGAGGTGCTAAATACCAAGAGAGTAGAAAGGCTAGAGGATTTGTCACCAGATGTTAAAGAAAATGTAGGTGCTTTCTCCAGTGTGAAGATGACACAGTTGGGTACTGACTATAGAGGTAGCAAGTCTGACCCATACTGGAAGCCACCAAAAAAAACTAAATCAAGAACCCTAGTGGGTAAGGAATTACAGGACGCTTATGAATCATATCTGCAACTGCGGAAGATTGGTAGAACATAAATCACATAATATGTGTGGTAAATGTTGGACAATGAAATACTCAACTCAATATATAGATGGTGAACACGTTCCTTATGTTGAGATGTTTAAACAAAGCAAAGGTGCTAAACTACCCGATGAAACTAGGGAAGAATGGTTTGCACGTTGCGAAAAACTAGTGAGGAGTACAGGATTTGCGCCCACAATCAGCAAAATCAAAGGGGAGATACCTCCAGAAACTAGTGAGGGATCAGATCAGGGAGATGTTCAACCTTCCTGAAGATGATGTAAGATCAACTGCAATGGGGCAGTCAGGTGAAGATGTTCAACTGTCCGATAGGGCTAGACAAATGTTTCCGTATAGTGTAGAGTGTAAGAATGTAGAGAAGTTAAATGTCTGGTCTGCATATGAGCAGTGTAAAAGTAACTCAGGTGATTACGAGCCTGTGTTATTTATGAAGAAGAATCGTAAGGAACCGCTTGTCGTTATAGATGCCAAGCATTTTTTTAATTTACTACGGAGGTTAGTTAAGCAAGATGAAAACGAGTTATAGTAATTGGACACCAAGAACTTTTATGGATGAATTCTTTTCACCAATGAAGTATGCTTACGGAGATATGTCAGGACAAGGGACAAAAGATAATCCCTTTGTTATTAAGAGGCAGACGGTAATTACTAAGACGTATCATGGTTACATCAATGATGATGGTAGTTACCATGAGGTATTAGTACCAGACAATCAGGAGACAAATAATGTCAACGAAAAATGAGATGTTGCGTGAGTTGTTTATGGCTAACGGTTTAGTCAAGGGTGAAGATACACATGAGTTAAAGTTTGGTGGTCGTGGTATGACTATCATAACTCGTAGTGGTATCGAGAAGATTCAATTCCATAATAACATTGAGGTTAATTATTATGTTGAGTCTATTGTACCGCCAGACTTTGTAGTTATTAAGGCTATTGCTAGGAAAGGTGACGTTGTAATGGAGTCATTCGGTGAAGCATCGGCTAACAATACTAAGCAATCTTACCCAGTAGCAATGGCAGAGAAACGTGCATTGTCTAGAGTGGTATTAAAGATTGCAGGGTTTTATAAGTATGGTGTGTTTGGTGAAGATGAATCAGATGATTTTAAAAAGAAGGAGGCGGCTTGAGCGAATTTAGAACTGAGTTAGGACTCAACATATTTAAAAATAAGTATGCCCAGAATCAGTATGAGACATGGGCAGACAGGGCACACATCGTGGTTGATGCTGTTGCAGGTACTAACGGTGGTACTGAGACAGCCCTGCTAACTAAGGAAGAACGTGACCAGTTGGTTGAGTATCTGGTTGACTTCAAGTGGTTGCCGGGAGGTAGGTATCTTTGGTATGCAGGACGTAAGGCTAGGTTTTATAACAACTGTTATCTACTCAAGGCTGAAGAGGACAGCCGTGAAGAATGGGCAGACCTTTGGAAACGTGCAGGGTCTTGCCTAATGACAGGTGGTGGTATTGGTATTGATGTGTCAGCCTTCAGACCAAAGGGTCGTACACTATCCAAGACTGGTGGTGTCAGCAGTGGGCCTATACCTTTCCTGTTAGCCACTAATGAGATTGGGCGCAACGTAATGCAGGGTGGTAGTCGTAGGTCAGCCATGTATGGTAGTATGAACTGGCAACACGAAGATGCTCAAGACTTTTTAAAGATTAAAAACTGGACACCAGAACAGAAGGCGGCTAAAGAGGCAGACTTCAATGCTCCTGCTCCGCTAGACATGATGAATGTATCCCTGAACTATGATGATGCATGGCTTAAAGACAAGAACAATCCAGTATTTCTAGAGAATGTCAAGCAAGCAATGATGACAGGTGAACCGGGATTTAGTTTTAACTTTGGAGATAAACAAAATGAAACGCTTAGAAATGCTTGTTGCGAGGTTGTGTCTGAAGATGACAGTGATGTATGTAATCTATCGTCAGTTAATATGTCACGAATTGAATCGATTGATGAATTCAAAGACGTAGTACATTTAGTAACCAAGTTCCTAGTGTGTGGTCTGGAACGTGCTGAACTGCCTTACCAGAAGGTGTATGATGTACGAGAAAAGAACTCACGGTTAGGTCTGGGTCTAATGGGTATGCATGAGTGGTTACTCAAACGTGGTTACAAGTATGAGGTGACCGATGAGTTAAAGAAGTGGCTCAAGGTATACCGTAATGAATCTGACAGTACATCAAAAGACTTCTGTAATAAGTTGTTTCGTGTGATACCAAAAGGTGTGCGGGCTATTGCTCCTACTGGAACAATAAGTATTCTAGCAGGTACAACATCAGGTATAGAGCCAGTCTACTCAGTAGCATTTAAGCGTAGATATCTTACCGATGGTACACGTTGGAAGCATGAGTTCGTGGTAGATGGTACAGCACAGATTCTAATTGAGATGGGCATTAACCCTAACGACATTGAATCAGCAGTTGATTTGGCTAGGTACCCAAGAAAACGCTTTAAGTTTCAGCATGATGTTCAACGTCCTTACG